CCTCACCGAGACCACCGCTCAAAACGTGGACGAAAACCTACACTTCGATATGACAGAAGTCAGAGGTTAAAGATGGCCAGAAAATTAAACACAGGTAAAAGAAAAGGAAAGTGGATTGCATAATGAAATACACAGAACAACAACAGCAAATATATGAACTCGTTTACTCGATGTATAAGAACGAGGACGGCTCACCTATCGAACTCACACCTACACAGTGCGATATATTTGCTACTATCTCAATGCGTTTATATCCTCGTGTTCATTGCGAGACACACACTCGTTTTGGAAAATCTCAAACAACTGCTCTAGCCGTATTGACTAGAGCTTCAACGTATCCGGAGAAGTGGGCCATCGTTGCCGGTACAAAAGACAAAGCAAAAATAATCATGGGATATATCAATCAACATATCTTTGATTGTGAATATACCGCTTCGAAGTTTCGTATGGAGCATGGCGACAGTGCTGAAGCTATCAGAAGGAATCGAAATAAAAACCACATCTCTTTTGACTTAGGTAATGGATTGATTGGTGAAGTATTTATTTGTTCCGCTAAAGAAGCTATGGGATTCGGTGCCAAGAATATCATTGAAGATGAATCGGCTTTGATAGATGATAACGACCACTCATTCGTAATGCGTATGCTAGGTGACGATCCACGAGATAACTTCCTCTTCAAGATTGGTAACCCATTCAATCGTAATCATTTCTTAAAATCATCTCTGGACCCAAAGTATCATCAGATTCGTGTTGATTGTTACCAAGGATTATTGGAAGGACGTATGACACAAGAAGTCATCGAAGAAAATAGAACTTATTCTTTCTTCAAAGTTTTATATGAATGTAAGTTCCCAACGGCTGAAGAAGTAGACGAGAAGGGTTGGAGTTATCTTTTAACTGAAGATGATATTAAAGCTTCAATGGCAAGATGGCAAACGGCTGAACACTACGGAAAGAAGAGATTAGGTAATGATGTCGCACGAGGAGGGCGTAATTTCAACGTATACGCTCTTAGGGGAGAGAATTATGCCACTATCCTAAAGAGAGACCATAACAACGACTTGATGGCCATAGCAGGGCAAAACATCGCATATATGGGCGAACATCACATCGACGCAGATGACGTTTCTATCGATGACGTTGGAGTAGGTGGAGGAGTTACGGACCGTATGGCTGAATCAGGATTCAAAGTGAATGCTGTTAAAGAAGGCGGTAAGGCAACCGAGACAACTCTCAAATATAATCCGAAGACAAAAAAGGACGAAGAACTTCCAGAATACGCCAATATGAAAGCTCAACTTTATTGTGGTAAAAAAGGACTAGCAAATTGGGTAAAAAGAATCGGAGCGTTGGACCCTGCTATCGATTGGTCCGAACTAACACGTTTACGATATAAGAAAAATGGTTCTGGTCTTACGATGATGGAATCCAAAGAAGACATGAGAGCCAGAGGTGAAGAATCTCCGGACGTAGCCGACGCTCTTATGCTGACATTTTATGACAAGTACCAAGGCGAAGGAAAGAAAGGTCACTTCAAAGCTCCGGACCCTCAAGCAATTTTGAATCAAGGTTCGAAGTATTGGGGAAGTTAATAAAATACTTGACACTTTTTTTCAATTTTATGATATAATATACACATTAAGAATCTACATTTTATTAGTTAGTGTTTGCAAATAAATTATGAATGGCCACACAAATTAAGTTCGATGAAAATATAGCTCACATTCGTACACAAAAATATTACGAAGGAGCTGTGTCCTATCAAGAACGTCGTCACCCTGATTGGAGAGAAAACTATTCTCTATATCGTGACAAAGTTTCTATCAATCGATTGACGCAAACTCAATCAACGAACGTGCCACTTATGAAGGAGACCATCAGAACTATTCTTTCAAAGACCGATGAGTTCCCTGACCTATACTACGAATCACTCTCCAACGATAAACAAAAAGAAATCTATTTGAATGAATACTGGAAGTGGTGGGTTAAAGAAGACAACTTTGAAATAAAAGATATTGTTGATAAAAAGCAAGAAGGTCTCTATGGCCGATCAACAATGAAATTAAACCTCATGAATGGCCGTCCATCATCAGAGGTTCTTGAACCGTATGATTGGCTCTGTGACCGCTATACAGACCCTTCAGACATCGACGGTACTGCAATGTACCAAGCTCACGATAATATCTTCCGTTCAATCTCACAGCTCGAAGCAAACCCATTGTACGATAAGGAAGCAATCAAAAGATTAAAAGAACAGTATGCTGAAGCTATGGGATTGGCTCGTTCTGAAGAAAATATAAAACAAATGGTTGCTCGTAATGAGCGTATGCAAGATATGGGATTGTGGGATATTGAAAACCCTGCTCTTGGTGAAGCATTCTTAAAACTTACAGAACACTATATCAAGTTATGGAGTGAAGAAAGAAAGAAACTTGTCATTTGGGTTCGTGTTACTGCCGACAATGAAGTCCTTCTAATGAAACCACTAGAGGACCTTTTTGCTATCAACTTCTATCCTTTCGTTTCTTGGGCTGATGATGTAGAAAAAACTGACTTGTATTCTGATGGAGTAGGAGATATTGTTCGTACTCCAAACAAAGTATTAAACTCTTGGTATTCTCAACTGATTGTGAATCGTACTCTTCGAAACTACGGAATGACTTACTATGACGCCACCATCGATGAGAAATGGATTCCTCAAACTTACGAAGCTGTACCTTTCGGTTGGTATCCAACAGCCGGTGATCCAAACAAGACGACAAAGAGTGTTGTCATTCCGGACCTTTCAGAATCTCTCGATGAAATGAACTTCGTAATTGGAATGGTAGAAAAAGCAACTGCTTCAACTGCTACTGAAAAAGGAGTTCAAGAAACTGGCGACGTTACTCTTGGCCAAGTTAAACTTATGCTTCAAGCTTCAAATGATAGAATCAATTCCATTGCCAAGTTCTACCGTCCTGCTCGAAGACAATTCGGTGAAAAGTGGTACAAGTTCGTTATCGCAAATGAGAAGTGGATTAAAGCTGTGGACCTATACAAGAAATCTTCAAAGGGAAATTACTTCAAAGAAACTGTCGGTCCTGCTGATTGGAAAGATGAAGCCGGATATGTTTGTAAAGTTATCTCAACCGCAGAACGTAACCAGAAGAATATCGAAGAGGTTCAAAAGATTCAAGCCGTCTCTGGAATGTTCCCTGAAAATACCCCACTTAAAAAGATACTTAAGAAGAAAGCTCTTGACCTTATTGATGGCCTAACAGAAGAAGAGATAAAAGAAGTTATCGACTTCGATGAACAAGCCGGACTAAATGAAAAAGCTTCAGCAATGGACGCAAACAATGGTGGAATAGTTTCACCAATGAACGGACAAATTAAAAAACCAATGGTCGCATTGAAATAATAGTGTTATAATATATATATGGAAGAAGAATTACTTGCAAAGTTCAATATCAAAAAAGATAACCTTACCCAAGATGAAAGGACCACTCTTCAGAAGTGGGCCGAAATGGTTTCTCAAAAACAAATTACACCTCTCGAAGTCAAAGGATACATCGAAGCAATGATTCCTTCCCTTGAAAGAGAGCTTGCCGGTTATGATAATCCCCCAATGAGTTTTGCAAATCTTATCTTTAGAGGACGTAGAGAGCGTCACATAAAGGCAAGGTTGCAGAATTATTTAATGTTACGAGATTTTCTCACTGCTCCGGATAGAGCAAGGTCGTACGTTGAGAAACAACTCGGTAATTTCAAACCGAAGTAATAATTATTAGTTAATTTTTAATAAACATATGGACGAAAAAACAAAAGAAATATTCGATGAGATTCTAGCTATGGATCAAAACGAGCTTAATGATGACCAAAAGGGATTCCTTATGGCTCGCCGTGGATACTTCAATGACGAACAGAAAAAGCGTTACGCCGACATGGTTAAAGCTCATGAAGCCGGAAAGCTTATAAAGGAAGTCAAAGAAGATGAAGATGACCTTTCAACTTTGAAGTTAGCAACCTTGAAAAAGATTGCCAAAGAAGAAGGAGTAAACATCAACAAGCTGAAGAGTGAAAAGGAAATCATCAAGGCAATCAATGCCAAGAGAGAAGAATAGTTTATAAAGTTATTTAATATCCAAACCCTCCTAGTGAGGACGGACCCAAAATACAATGAGTGATGTAGAATTGAAACCGGAAGGAAATATATTGAAACCAATAGACGCCTTCCCACGGCAAACTGCTCCTGAAGCAACGCCAAATGTTCCGCCAGTAACAACACAACCGGCAAATGGTGAAAGTGTGCCACCAGTAACAACGCCTGCGGAGGTTACACCTCCAGTTACTCCTCCAACTCAACCGGTTCCACCGACAGTTCCGGAGAAGAAACCAGACGAACCGGACTACAAAAAGAAGTTCGGCGAATCTACCAGACGAAATCAAATTGTTGAATCACAATTCAATGAATTGAAAAAAACACTAGGGGATATTACTAAACAAGAAATCCCTACTGATGAAGAAATGGTTGCACTTATTCCTGAATGGGATATGTTAAGCGATCGAGAGAAAAACAATGAGATAAAACTTATTGTTACGGAACGAAGATTAAATCATGTGATAGGAACCATCAGCAACATTGCTTCTGAAACTGAAAATGTTTCAACCTTAAGCAAATACGTTGAGAGCGAACCTAGATTAAATGGTAAAGAAGATGAGTTCATTGAGTTCGCTTCTAAGCCAAATAATAAAGGTGCGACAATGGAGGTCCTATTGAATGCTTTCTTGTTCGAGACAACTCCGATTGTTAATACGGACCCAATCGTGGAAAAATCGGTTGAAGAAATCCCTCCGTCTTTAGAGACGGGAACTCCAAGCGGAAATATGCCACCCGTCAAACCTGCGAACGCTCCAATGGACGAAGACGACCTTAAGAAATTAAGGACAACTGATCCAAGGAAATATAATGAAATGATTCGCACAGGTAAGATAAAATAACTTTATTAAGTAGCTTTCATTAAACACACAAATTGAATGGCTGATTACGGCACAAACGTGGGAGAGAAGTTCGCTAAGAACACTCTCAAAATCTTCTTTCAGAGAGCAATCTCACCTGATATCACGAATCAGGATTATGAAGGAGAAATCAAAGGTGGTGGAGCAGATAGATTAAATGTTCTTACCTTTGGAGCTTTAGCACTTAAGGATTATACAGGGGTTGCAATGACCGTTGATAAACCTCAAGAAAGCGAAGCACAGCTTATCGTAAATCAAAAGAAAGCTTATTACTTTCAAATTGAATCTTTCGCTAAGTTCGCTAGTTATGTTGAGAATCCTGAATCAACTCTTATCGATACAGCAGGTAAAACACTTGCTCGTACTGTCGATAATTTCGTCCTTGGCTTAACAGCTAAAGTCGGAGCAGGAAATCGTATTGGTACCGACTATGTAACTGGTACTGTTACCGTTGATGTTACAACTGGAGCTGTTACAGGTTCAGGAACAACTTTCACAAGTGGAATGGTTGGTCTTGGCTTCAAAGCAACAGGTCACACATCTTGGTATCGTGTTAAAACTTTCTCTTCAACAACTGCGATAGTTATCGAAGATGACAAGGACGATGTAGCAAGTGCCTATACAGGTGGTGCTATCGGAGCAGGTGCAAGTTACATAATCGAAGCTGTAACTGCAATCACAGTAACAAAGTCCACTATCTTTGATTACATCATAGATATGAAGACAAAACTTGATACTGCTGAAATCCCTGCCGAGGATCGTTGGGCTTCATTCCCTGCGGTTATCGCAAACTTACTGTTGAAATCAACTCAACTTCAAACTGCTGTCGATACAGCATATGAAAACGTAATCCTTAAAGGAATTGTTGGATACGTTGGTGGGTTCAAAGTTTACTCTAACGAGCAAACTGCCGGTAATAATACTACTGGTTACAAGTGTCTAGCAGGACACAAGTCATTCATTACTATGGCAATGGCCTTCACTGAATCAGGTATGGAACCTTTCATTGGTGGCTTCGGTAACAACTTCAAAGGTTTGAACTGTTACGGTGCTAAAGTTATTGATGAAAGACGTAAAGCAGGTGCTTACTTTTTCGCAAAGGTATAACCTTCCTCTGCTCCTCTCTTTGAGGGGAGTAGGGATAAGGTCGTAATTATTAAAAGCTTAATCTTCAATCAAACACAATGGCTAAAAAAGATATAGTGGCAACGCCAGAACAACCAAACAGAGCTGAAATCGAAGCTCTTCGAGGAATCGTTCGTAATGAGAAAGGCGAGATTGTTCGTTCAAAAGCTTGGAAGAAGGAGCGAATCATATATCTCAATACAAAAATTGAGGATTTTGCTTCTCGAACCAAGAACGCTAAAGCCGAAATTAAACTTCTCGAAGCTTAATCTCGGGGTCGTAGTTTTTATCAATAATAATTTAATTTTCAATGGCTGACATAATTTATACAAGTTTCAAAAAAGATATCATGAACGGTGCTATCGACCTTGATACAGACACAATCAAAGTAATGCTTGTGACTTCTGCGTATACTGCTTCCGCTACTCATGCGAAGCGTTCTGATATCACAAACGAGGTAACAGGAACCGGATACACTGCCGGTGGTGCAACTCTCGCAAGTGCGACAGTTACAAACGTATCGACGAACGGAGTATTCGACGCTAACGATGTCGCATGGACGACTTCAACAATTACTGCTCGAGGAGCTGTATTGTACAAATCTCGTGGTGGTGCTTCAAGTGCTGATGAACTGATTTGTTACTTGGACTTCACGGCTGATAAAGTATCAACCGCCGGTACTTTCACAATCGCATGGAACGCTTCAGGAATCCTAAACCTTGCTTAATTGTTCTTTCCCTCCGCTTCTGTCTCGACACGGAAGCGGTGATGAATGAATAATTTATTTAATAAAATAAAAAAAACAACTGTTCAAAATAACAGCACGACATACAAAAACTTCTCTTATACAAAAGGAGATGTTACTTTGAAGTTTGATTTACGAACTGATATTAAAACTCAACTTAAAGATTTTGCGGAACTATTGGAGGTCGCTATATCAGAAGTAAAAGAAGAAATAGAAAAATAAATGGCAACAGTACAAGCTTTGGTTGTAGGTGGTGGTGGAGGTTGTGATATCGCTTACTCCGGTGGAGGTGGTGGAGGTGGAGTTCTATATGAAGCTTCGCACACTCTTGCTATTGGAACATATTCTATAACTGTTGGAGCCGGAGGGAATAGTAGTGCTGACGGCGGACAAACTAACGGAGGCAATTCATCTTTCGATACAATGACAGCAATTGGCGGAGGTAAGGGTAACGTAAATGAAACCCCTTCAACTGGAGGTTCTGGTTCTGGTGGTTCTGGTGGCCCGGGGTTTAATACTGGTGCTAGTGGAACTTCTGGTCAAGGTAATAGTGGAGGAAATGGCCAACAAGACGCAAATTATAACTCCGCCGGAGGTGGAGGAGGAGGATCCGGAGCCGTAGGGGGAAATGCTTCAGGTAATAATGCTGGAGCCGGAGGTAATGGAGTTTCTAATTCTATAACAGGAACAGCTACTTATTACGGTGGAGGTGGGGGTGGGGGAACTGCTAAAGTTTCCGGTGCTTCTGCTTCTGGTGGATTGGGAGGGGGAGGTAATTCTAATTTCCATTCAGCCGGAAGTAGTGGAACAGCAAATACTGGTGGAGGTGGAGGTGGAGGTTCTGAATATCCGGGGGGAACTTATTTTAATGGTGGACGAGGAGGTTCAGGAATAGTTATTGTTCGTTGGCTTACTTCAGATTATGGAACTCCAACAATTACAGGTACAGGAAATACTCTTGATACAACTACTGTTTCAGGGCAAAGTATTGCAAAGTTTATTGTAAGTGGAAATCTAACTATGACAACCGGAGCTGTTAATATAACAGTATCTCCGGCCGTTAAAACTGCAACTTTTTCAATCCCTTCTTACTCAATTACTGCAATCCAAAATCCTACAATCTCACCATCAGTAAAGACAGCGACATTCTCAATACCGGCATACATAATTACAGCAACGAGAA